TCACCCGGCTTTAAAGACAATTTCAGCATGAGGAACTTCTACCCATTCAACATGGTTCTGGGTATAAATTTTTGTCGATTTTGCATCACTATGGGCCATCCTTGCCTGCGGATCGATACCTTGTCTTTCGAAAATATGAGCCGCCAGCGCTCTAATCTCGTGGAAAGTTGGCCTTTCTTTGATAGGTAATTCTGCCGCTACACCTATCCGGTCCCGCAGCTCTGAAAATGCCCTGCTCAAATAATCAGGGGCCACCTGTGTTGGGTGGTTAACTTCCTTGCTTATCGGATTGCTTCTCTTTTCCAGAAGCCGGTGAACAACATAAGGACTGGCCACATTGTCTCTGCTGTTGTCGATGATCTCTTTCAGGGCCCTGCCGATCGGAATTGCAACGTGTGAGGCCTCTTTGTGCTGCACTTTTTGCCGATGAATGTAAAGCGTTCCGAATATGCCAGCATCTTCCTGATCGAACCATACACAGCCGCAAACCCCTTCTTGAGGTTCCTTGATCGAGTACCGGATCCGGGAGACTTCCAGGCGCGCTTGCGTAGTTTGTATTGCAAGGTCCATTGCAGTCTTCAGCCAAGGTTCAGCAGCTGCATGTATGGCCAGGAACTGTTCCAAAGTAAGTCGCCGGCGGACCTTTTTATCGACACGCCGCATTTTTTTCCGTGTTGCAGGGTTATCCATCATTAGCGATTCATCCACAGCATAAGAGAATAGCTTTTTCAGGAAGCTAACTTTTCGGTTCTGAACATTGGCCGACGATTCAGAATGGTAATTTCGTATGTAGGCATTTACGTGCTCAAGCTCAATATCGCATGCGGGTATGTTATTAAAAAATTCTTTAACCCTGACGGCATCATTATTCCAATCGTCAAGTGTGCTTTTAGACGGCTGCTCATCTTTGATCGCTCTCTCCATAATGCGATCAACATATTCAGAAAACGGATGGGCTTCACCATTCAGACCTCCCGATTCCCGAATTAATGAATCTATCGATGGCGTATTTTCAGGGCGCATCCTCAGGTTATATTCTCGGGCGATGGCGATAGCCATTACTCGATCCGAACCGAGAGTTTTCTTTTTCCCAGTTATAAGCGTGAACTTATACACGCCACGATCTTTATCAAAAAAAAGATAATCAGGAAGGTGGCGGTATTCTTTTTTTCGTGGCCTTGCTGCCATGGTCAACCCTCAATTATTAACTGACGTACCGCCTGATTAACAATTGAGTCAACTCCCCACTTTTCGGTTTCATAGACAAAAACTGAACCATCTACAATCCTTCCCATGAGTAATCCGTTTTCGACCCAACGTTTAATTGTACGGTTGTCAGGAATGGAGTCTTTGGTAAATTCGCGCTTACTCCAGAGACTCGCTTTCATTAGCTTTGCCATGGTTTCCTTCTCCATAAAGCCCGGCTGCACCCGGGCTGAGTGGTTTACTCGTTGGTGCTGGTGGCAGGGATAAGTTTCTGCCAAATTGCTGACACATATTTTGCCTGATGGCGCGCATCAGCCAGGGCGTTGTGAACATCGCCAATGAAAGGCATGTCACGTTTCGGATCGAAACCAACACTGCGACCGAGGGTAACGATCGTGCGTACATCGTGATCGTTCCAAAATTCCCACGGGCAAATGCGCCCGGCGCGTTCGTAAGCTCCGCGCAGAATTACATTGTCAAAGGTGGCCCCGTTACCCCAGACCTTCATGTATTTGAGGTTATATGCATGCCGGTGAATGAAATGGCTAAGTTCCGACAGTGCATCAGTGATAGGCATCGCGTCATCAACACAAATAGCTGAGCGTGCTTCCGGGCTTTGTTTTAGCCACCAAAGAATTGTATCTCCATCCGGTACCGCACCTTGAGCCATTGCGCTTTCAAGCGAGACGGCCGTGTAAAATTCTTGGCCAAGTTCACCTGTTTGGGGGTTAAAAAAGACGGCACCAATTGAGACGATCGGCGCGTTTGGCTTTTTCCCCATTGATTCGAGGTCAATCATTAAGTCGTTCAACTGCTTTCTCCATTGCTAATTCTGCGATTAAAGCCGAGGGGACAACCACCGGCATTGGTACTCTGACGATCTGTGCTCGTACTCTATCGATTTCCCCTGCCAGCTCCAGCAGGCGGGAGCTGCAATCCTCTGCCTCTTCACGCCACCAGGCTACGTCGGCTTTAAGGCGGCGCAAGCGCCGCTGTTTGAGTTTACTGGGCATTAGGCCTCCGGTTTGGGCACTGCTGCAATCATGGCTGCCCAGCACAGCTTCGCCCGGTGCGCTGCCTGCTGACATCCGCTCATGGCGTCGTATGCTTCCCAGACCTCCGCATCGCTAAAGCTCTCATCTGGCTCTGACTCGAACCCATTGACGATCATGTCTTCTGTCGGCTCAATCGGCACCGCCACCCACCCCTCGGGCAACTTGTAAGCCGTCGTTACAGGTTCGGCACCCTGAAGCATGGCGGCGGCGCGTTCTGCGTCATACAGCCATGCATCAATCGGATTAAGCGAGTTTTCGATTGGTGTCCCGCCTGACTGGTACATCAGAGCCTTTGCACGTAAAAACAGCTCTTTCACCACTTCCAGTTCAGCCACACGCTTCTCTGCTTCGTCAGCCTTCACAACGGGAACATGGCCGTAACCGGGATCCGTGCTACCGAACGCCGCCGGATGGATGTAATAAGTTTTCATGCTTCATCACCTGCTATCGGCTTAATGCTGCTCAGAATCAAACGGCGTGATGTCATCGGTGCACCGCTGCGGCGGCCATCTTCTTTCCGGTAGGTTTCAGTGCGACCAACACACCAGGTCGTTGGAGTCTCGCGCAACTGCACTGTTTTCTCGCCATCTTTGGTGATTATGGTTCCGGTATGGGTTTTTATTTTCTGGTTTATTGCCATTGTCGATTACCCCTTACGCTGCTTTATCATGAGCTCTAAAACTTCCTGGCAACTGGCGCATGTTTTGCAGCCAGGCATTGCAACCCGGCGCGCCTCAGGAATGTCCTCTTCGCATTCAGAACAGTGCTCTGCAGAGACTGCATTCTGATCAATACGGTGTTTTTGTATGGCCAGCTGCAGGCGGTGCTCTACCAGCTCGTTTGCCTGATCGATGATGTCTGAACTCATACGGCGCGCTCCTGGCGAAGTAACGCATCGTGCAGCGCCATTGCACCCGCTTCACGGAGTGCAGCATCTTCATAACTGATGCCGTTCGAATCCATGATGCAGTCCCTATCGAGGTACTCCGAACAATCGTTGAGGGCAGATTTGATAGCGTGGGCACGCACTTCATCCAGTACAGCGTCGGTCACATTGCCTGAATGGTCTGGGTCGGTGAACTCGATAAGGGCTTCATTTCCTCTCTGAAGAAGTTCTTCATCAGATGCATAGGGGAGTTCATCAGCAGTATTAAGGTGCCCATGATTATACCCAGCTGAATAAACCTGCCCGGCAGCCCATCGCACCGTCTGAACTTCCGCAGCCAGCGCGGCTACCTGCTTCTCAGCGTTTGACAGTTGAAGGAGGAGTTCTTCAACTAACGTCACACGTATCACTACCTTCTGGCAGTCGTTGCGTTTAGCTCTGGCGATTGTGCCGCGCAGAGTCGCGTATTTGTTGGTGGTCATTGGACGGACTCCTGACGAAGATGGTTAATTTCGGCGTCAAGGCTCATTCGCTGGTCCATCGATTCCGTCAAGGCGGCAAATGTAACGTCCAGGCGAGTGGCTACTTCACGCATCAGAGAGGCTTCTGCTGGTGGCAGTTTCCCCGCCGCAGCATGGGCTGCGGCTACCAGTTCTTTTATCTTCATGCGAGGCATGCGCGTGATTCCGTAAGCTCATTGAAACGGTTAATGAACAAGCCATATGCCTGGCCTGGGCGAAGAGGAACGATCTGGATAATGTCGCTGGCCGGAATACCTTCGAGGCAAGGCCAGAGTGAGCCGTCGTCGATATCCAGATCGCGGCGTTCCGTGGCAAGCATCACCAGATCGGCGTATTTCACTACCGCTGACATATCAGGGGTGATGCTGAATTTGGCCCGGATCAGCTGTTCTACCCCCTCTTCAATGCGACGGTAATCTGGAAGCAATGCTTTCAGGGGGGCAGGGATGTCCTGGCAATAGGCTTCAGCTGCGTCATGCATCAGGGCTTCAAAGGCAAACTCTGGCGGCACAATTTGGCTGCACAGTACCGAGTGCTGGGCCACGCTGTAAAATTCCGGCAGATGACCACTGAAGCGGCAGATGTGGGAAAGTGCGGTCGCAATATCCTCGATCTCTACGTCGTCAGTGGTTGAATTGAGGTAATCGAATTTCTTACCTGAAAGTGTCTGGATATAACTCATCGTATTTTCTTCTCCATATTTGGCAGCTGCACCTGCGCCAGTTTTGGGTTGTACGAATCCCTCGCCATTGGCGATTAATAAAGGGAATTACGCTTCAATAAATCCCCGCGGCGCCGGGGATTTAATGCAGAGAAATTACGCTTTAAAGTTACCGATAAAGGTTTCAACCGGCTTGTCGGTGAACTTCTCGATCAGCAGGTCACGGAACTCGTTGGCGATAGCTTCTTCCTGGGCTTCCAGTTGAACGATGCGGAGTACAAACACCGGTTCACCGCTTTTAAGCAGGCTGTTACGCAGGCTAAAGCGGCGTTCGCCCAGGCCTTCATATGGCACGCATTTGAACTCGAAGGCGACAGGCATCACGTCTTTACTGCTGGCTTCAACGCTCTGCATCAGGGACTTTCTGCCGCCAAAATCTTCGTCTTCATGAGCTGCTTCCGAGACTTGTTTGATATTGACGCGACGAACGGCACCAGCTGCCTGCGCGATGGACAACACATTCCCGTCGGCATCAAATGCGCTCAGGAAGTCGGCCCAGTCCTCCAGCCATTCAGCAATTTCCTTCTGGCCCAGTCGATCGCCATTTACCTGAAGTAGGGCTCGGAATGGCGCTGTCTTTTTGAGGGTGATAGATGCGACGTTATCAGCATGGCCAGGGTTAGCCAGAGTACCGATATTGAACACGGAGCGTGCGGTCATGTTGTCAGCATCGATAAAGCATCGCGCTGGTTCAGCTTCGTTGGCATAGCCAGCTGCATAACGCACAAAGTCAGGAATGCTGGTTGTGGTCATGGCACCGCGAAAACGAAAACGCTCCAGATCGAAACGCTCAAGGCTTTCTACGTTTACGCCATCAGGGAGCAGGGCAGTAGGGCATGCTGTTTCTTTAACTGCAGTAAGGTGATAACCGGAAAGAACAAGGTCTTTCACCTGCTGCAGGGCATTGCCGTCTAAAATCTGGGACATAAAATTTCCTTAATATGTGGTCAAAGGGATGTCAGTGATTTGTCTGCTGCGGATCACTGTGCCGCTTTAAGCTTTCCGTCAACGCCGCCGTTGATCCCGAACAGCTGCCCCTGATCTTCCTGCAGGATGGTCAGCTTGCCGCCTTTGTTTACCCACATTGGTGTTTCGGTGGTGTCTTCTTCGGAGGCTTTACCGCGCGGGGTTGGGGTGACGTAGTTCAGCTTGTGCTTGATCTTGACGCGCTTCTCTTCGACGGAGTTACCCATACGCTCAATATCAAAGGTGAGGACTACTTTGCCTTTGGTACCGTTGTTCAGAACGCCAAGCGCGGTAGTGTTTAAAGCTGCCGCGATCTTGTTCATGAACACGCCGGCATCCAGTTCGGCCAGGAAATCGGGCACTACGGTCATGCGGTCATTACTCATGGTTTAACCCTCTGTGAGGCGGCTGCCACCGCCAGTGGAACTTCTCCATACACAACAGAAAAGGGCACCTGCGTAGCACTGACGGCTGCAACCACCATTTCTGCGCCCGGGTGGATTGGGGAATGAGCCCGTCGCCCGGTGATGCCCTTGTCTCTTGTGTAAAAAAGGTGCCCACCGATGTGATGGGCAAAGACTACACACAGCAATGATTTTGTTGTGGCGGTGGTGCCTCCACCTGCCGGACCGGCCAGAACCGGCGACGCTACACCTCAAGAAACGTATTCATTTCAAAAGTTGAAATAAAAACTTGTTGGCCTCGTCACGTGCGCAGAGCCGCATTACCACAACTGGAAGCGCACTCCGCCAGGTAACAAACCGATCCCCATCAGTGAAAAGAGGAATGCGCTTTCATGTTGTATTGCGATTCACCAGCCCCGGTCCGGCGGCGCCACCTCGCCGGGGCTGATGTAAAGGGCAGTTACGCTGCCAGACGGCTTATTGGTCTGTGAGGTATTTCAAGTCCTGCATCGCGGGGTTTGCTCTCCGCCCCAGGTTCTCCCCGCTATTCTTTAGCGCGCAACCTGAGAAAACCGCCTTCAAGTCTTTAGGCTTTCGCCATGTTCAATAGTGCTGTGACGCCAGGTGCTTATCTTCTGGTTGCCTCAAAGGGCTGCAATTCATCACAACTGGAAGCGCACTCCGCCTGTTTACTTACCTGTCATCCACAACCGATAGTTGATGGAGTGCGCTTTCACGTTGTGCCCTTAAAAAGCTGGCTGTCACCCTCAGGGGAAAGTGAACAGCCAGAACAGGGATCACTTCATATTGCTTTGGCCTGCTTTTAACCAAATCAGGCGCGGTGGTAAGCCATTTGCGAATCATCCGGTCATTCATACGCCACCGGCGGCTACTTCGTGGGCTTCCTGCCTGTTCGCTGTTGATGAAAATGAAGATAAAAGATATTTGCGAAATGCGCAAGAAATAAAATGCGTAAAACGCAATTGAAGGGGCGTAAAAAAACCGCCGTGTAGGCGGTTCTTTGTTCTTAGGGGGGTTATCCGTGCCGTTTAACTGACTGAGACTGACTGATCATTACCTTGCCGAAAACGTAAAATCTGTCTTCATTGGACTTATCCACTGACCACTCCCGATATTTAGGGTTATCGGAAATGACAAGAATCTTATCTGGGATCATCTGTAATCTTTTTACGTAAATTTTATCATCAAAACCAAAGACATAAATCCCATCACCATCAAACTCATTGACCGAAATATCTACGAAAATCAAATCACCTGGTTCAATGGTATCAGCCATGCTGTCACCACGAACGTTAATCACTTTGACCGTATCTGGTGTTCTCCCACCAAATAATGCGGCGGCCCTTTCGTTGTTGTACTCAATGGACCTGATGACATCGACGACATCACTACCTTGTATATGGCCCGTGCCAGCACTGGCGCTGACATCGAGCAACTCGACTCTAAACACAGGGTCACCCTCTCCATAAGTTGGATTTTTACCACTGGATTTACATACAGTAGTTTCATTTGGAGACGGTGTAAAGAGTTCTGCCACGCTAACACCAAGAGCCGTAGCATATTTGCTAAGCGATTGTTCAGTAAATGACTTTTGTTTTCCTGTCTCCACCCGAGAGACGTTTGCACCGTCAATACCTACAGCTTCAGCAAGATCTGAAATTTTCATGCCCTTTTCGAGGCGTAATTCTCTAATGCGGTTTCCTATGTTCATGCGCCCATTACAGGTTGTTTTTGCGTGATATGCAAAGCAACTTGCGCAAGTCGTAAGTACACATTAATATGCGTATTACGCAATTACAGGGGGCATTATGCAATCACCGTTAAGAAATTTGCGAAAATCGCAAGGTTTGACTCTCTCTCATGTGGCTAACTTGGTGGACATTGATCCAGCAAACCTCAGCCGAATTGAAAGGGGCCAACAAATCGCATCACTCGATGTAGCTGAAAGGCTTGTGAAGTTTTATTCGGGCCAAATTGATGAGCTCCAAATTTTGTACCCGCACCGTTATACGCAGGCTACAGAAAATGGAGCAGCATCGGTACCACAGGAAAAAGGGGAAAGCCGTGGGTAACGAACCGGAATGGAAAGTTGATAAGCAGCCAGCCTGGCTGGTGGCCGCAATCAAAAAAACGATCACCGAGCTTCCGGGCGGGTATTCCGAAGCTGCTGAGTGGTTGGGTGTGACCGAGAACGCGCTGTTTAACCGACTGCGTACCGATGGCGATCAGATCTTCCCGCTCGGTTGGGCGATGGTGCTTCAGCGTGCTGGTGGTTCAAACCACATAGCGAACGCTATTGCACGTCACTCGAACGGTGTTTTTGTGCCATTGGCTGAAGTTGAAGAGATTGAGAACGGCGATATCAACCAGCGTCTCATGGAGTCAGTTGAGTGGATCGGCAGGCATTCGCAATACGTCCGTAAAGCTACCGCTGACGGCGTTATTGATGCTCAGGAACGCGCCCAGATCGAAGAGAACAGCTATCAGGTGATGGCTAAGTGGCAGGAACATTTGACGCTGCTTTTCCGTGTGTTTTGCGCGCCGGAAAAGAGTGACGCCCGCGAGTGTGCAGCTCCGGGCGTCGTGGCAGACAAATCTTGTATGGAGAAGTAATCCGCATGACCAGTTTAACGGCTTTTAACCGTTTGCCGCAACTCAGGATGATCCCGGTACCGGGCGCTCCGTTGTTTCGGTATGAACGCAGGATAGCAAACCGCTGGGTGCCATGTAACCACAGTCGGGCGGTCGCAATTGTGGGGGTTTACTACAGGAAGGCGAAACGCTTATGCGCGAAGTTAACCGAAGGTTCAAAGACCATAGAGGTATCCCCGTTCGGGTTATCCGGTGGGAGCCTGAAACGCGGCGTGTTATCTACCTGCGAGCAGGGTATGAGCACGAATGCTTCAGCCCACTTGAGTTATTCAGGCAAAAATTCAGGGAGATAACGAACGAACATGAGCCAGATATTTGAAATCGTTCAATCGCTATCGGGACAACGGAATTGCATTACCATTCCGGTGCCTTACCTCGATTTTTTCTCAGGTGACCAGCAGGCGCATGCCTTAGGTGCTGTTCTAAACCAACTTGTGTTCTGGTCAGGTAAATCCGACTTGAATGATGGCTGGTTCTACAAAGAACACAGTGAGCTTGCCGCTGAGATTCGAGGGGTAAGTGAAGATCAGGTACAGCGCCTGGTAAACAAAATTTGCACTCGTTGGCTTCCTGACGTAGTTCAAAAGACCCAGCGCCAGGTAAATGGTACAAAAAAAACGCATTACCGCATTAACGGCGAAGCGCTAATTAACGTTTTATTCCCTGTAACACTGGATTCCGCAGAATCGCGGAACGGGAAACGCGAAGTCGCGGAACCTATTCCGCAAAATCACGGAACCGAAAACGCAGAACCACAGAACCCTAACCGCGAAGTCGCGGAACCTATTCTCTATACAGATCATTACTCAGATCATCACAAACAGATCATTAACCCCTCTTGTCCGGTTGCGCCGCAACCAGACCCTGAAGTGTTGATCACTGATAACGCCATCCTGGTTTTAACTCATTTGAACCAGGTTAGCGGCTCCCGGTACCAGAAATCTAAAACCTCTCTGGAAAACATACGTGCGCGTCTGCGTGAAGGTTATACCGTCAGCGACTTGACGCTGGTGATTGACCTCAAGCATGAACACTGGAACGGCAACGACGCACAGTATCAGTACATGCGGCCTGAAACTCTCTTTGGGCCGAAAAAATTTGAGGGTTATCTGCAAAGCGGGATCCGCTGGGATAAAAAAGGCCGTCCCCCGCGTGAAAGCTGGGGCGAGAAAAAACATGACCCGATGAAGTTCGGCCCGGTAGATACCAAAATTCCAGAGGGGTTCAGAGGATGATTGAAAGCAAATACTGCCGCGCGCTGGCTGAACTGCGTTCAAAACCAGCCCACGAGTTGAAAGAGGTCGGCGATCAATGGCGCACTCCGGATCTGTTGTTTTGGGGGATTAATGCGATGTTCGGCCCTCTGGTGCTGGACCTTTTTGCCGACGACAGCAACGCGAAGTGCCCAGCATGGTACACGGCTGAAGATAATGCCCTGACGCAGGATTGGTCGGAGCGTCTGGCAGAACTCGGTGGTGCCGGGTTTGGCAACCCGCCTTACAGCCGCTCTCAGTACCACGACAAGCAGGCCGTTACCGGAATGACCCACATCATTAACCACGCTATGGCAATGCGAGAAAAGGGGGGGCGGTACGTTTTTCTCATTAAGTCTGCGACGAGTGAGACGTGGTGGCCGGAAGAGGCAGATCACGTCACTTTCATCCGTGGACGAATTGGTTTCGATCTTCCTACATGGTTCGTGCCGAAAGACGAAAAGCAGCAGCCCACCAGCGCATTTTTTGCTGGCGCTATCGTGGTCTTCGACAAAACATGGCGGGGAGAGCGTTTCAGTTACATCAACCGCACCGATCTGGAGGCGAAAGGCCGCGCTTCGATGTCGCTGGCCCAATTTGCAGTGGGAAGAACGCAAACTGATGCGGTGCCGGAGCTGGACGCTGAGGTAGTGCAGGAGAAATCAGAGACAGAACTGCCATTAACCCAAAAAGCCATTCTGGAAACCAGTGGTGTTGAGGCGTGGGCCTGTGTTGTCGCGGCGTTCGGCGAGAAAGACGAGTACACCTTCAGCGAGTCAAAGTTTGGTCATACCTGGGCTGCCGACTCTCTGGAAAACCCTGAATTTACCAATGTTTCGCCGCTGACGATCGATAGAGCAAAAAAGCTGATCAGCGAGAGCATCCTGGTGGGTGTTAATGCATGGCTGGAAACATTGCCCTTTGATAGCGATGACGTGAAACAAGACATGTCAGAGCGGTTACGCACGGTTGCCGTTGAGTCTGCGAAAGAATACGGCATTAACCACAGTGAATTCATCGCGACCATGGAAAGCCTGGATAAAGCCAAATGGTCAAATATTCGGGGGATCCGCGCCTATGTACGTGACACGCAGGAATCAAAGGACAAGGCGTTAAACGAATCGCGCGTTTGGCCTCTTGAGGTTGGACTGGTGTTTAACCAGATTGAAGGGGCTGACGCTCTACCTGTTTCACAGCAGAACAAGCTGAAAGCCAATATCAACCAGCTATGGCTCGAACGTATGCCGACGAGTGAAATTATCACGACCGCTGGTGGTCTCTTCAACAGCATGCAGGGGGCCGTCAATGCGTGAAATTATCGTTGATAACTTTGCAGGTGGTGGCGGTAAGTCGCAGCTGGTAACTCCAACACTGATCCAGATGGGGTACGGCGAACGCCCAGGGCAAGAACCGCGTGTTCTTCAACTGAATAACCCGCTCGGCACGGTCACTGCTGGTGGTAATAAGTTTGCAACGGTGAGCGCGTTCCTGGCGAAGCACTATGGTGGGAATTACACAGGGCCGGGCGTTGGTATGGATGAGCCTGCCCACTCAGTCACTACTGTTGATCACCACGCAGTAGTTGCGTCGCACCTGGTGAAGCTGCGCGGAACCTGCCGCGACGGTCAGACCATGGATACACCTATGCCGACGATTACCGCTGGTGGCCAGCATGTTGGCGAAGTGCGGACATTCCTCGAAACCTACTGCGGTGATAGCGAGGATGAATGGCTGGTGACGATCGAGGGGGTTAAGTACCAGATCGTCGATATCGGAATGCGCATGCTGCAACCGCATGAGCTTTATAAGGCGCAGGGCTTCCCTGACGGCTACGTTATCGATCAGGACTATCGCGGCAATCGTTACGCCAAAGACAAGCAGGTAGCGCGCTGTGGTAACGCAGTACCGCCGCCGTTCGCTCGTGCGCTGGTAGAAGCAAATCTTCCTGAATTATGTGCAAATCAAAAGGCGGGTGCAGCCGCCTGATATGGAGAAATAGCATGAATCAGTTAACCGCAAAGGGTGTTGTGACAATGTCCAGCCGTGAAATTGCCAGGCTGGTGCAGAGCAAACATGGTGATGTGAAGCGCTCAGCTGAGCGCCTTGCATCTGCTGGTATTTTAACCGCGCCGTTGGCGCACACCCCCTACACACACCCGCAAAACGGGCAAACATACGAGGAGTATTGGTTCAACAAACGTGATTCTCTGGTGATCGTCGCCAGGCTATCGCCAGAATTTACCGCCGCTGTTGTCGATCGCTGGCAAGAGCTGGAGAACAGTCAGGCCGTAAGTGTCCCGCAAACATTGCCGGAGGCATTACGTCTCGCCGCGGATCTGGCAGAGCAGAAAGAACAACTCAGCCAGCAGTTAGCCGCTGCCGCGCCGAAAGTTGAGTTTGTCGATCGGTATTGTACTGCTAAAGGCTCAATGTCTTTCCGCCAGGTGGCAAAGCTGTTGCAGGACAAAGAGACCGATTTCCGCTTGTTCCTCATTGAGAGCGGCATTTTGTACCGGCTCAGTGGAGTGCTGACACCGCGGCACCAGCACATTGCTGCCGGGCGGTTTGAAGTGAAAACTGGCACTACGAGCGAAACAAACTACGCCTTTAGCCAGGCACGTTTTACACCCAAAGGCATCGAGTGGATCGGCGGCCTGTGGACGGCACACATCGCTAAGGGGCATGCCGCGTGAGAGGACTGTTTACAGCCGAGACTGTTCCGCGCCTTGGGCTTGTACTGTTAAAGCCGGGTAGCGAACTGATGTCTTTGTTTCAACAGGGGCGTGTGCTGGTGGAGCCTCAGCCAAAAAGTATGGCTGGGCTTCCGTCGGGGCTCGTCCCTGATGCCAGGCAGCCGCTGGCAGAAGATAAGTCCCTCGAGGGATTCTTCACCGACGAGAGAGTTATCCGTGCAGCAGGCGGTTTGAACGCGTTGGAATCCTGGTTAGAGCGTAACGTGAAGGAATGCCAGTACCCGCACACTGATTATCACCATCATGAGCAGGTAACGATGCGACATCCCCCTGGATCAATGTTGCTATGTTGGCATTGCGATAACCAGCTGCGCGATCAAACCACCGCGGCGCTGGCAGAACTGGCCCGACGTAATCTCATTAACTGGCTGATCAGTTCCATCCTGTCATCGCTTGGCTATAACAACGAGCGTGAATTATCACTCGGTGAATTGTGCTGGTGGGCCGTTTATTCAGGCATTGCTGATGCAATCACGGAAAGGATGGCCCAGCGTGCGCTTCGCTTACCGGACGAGCCGTTTTTATCCGTATATCGAGAAAGCGACATTGTGCCGATGCCCCCCGCAAAAAGCATTTTGCAGAAGAAGGTCACCCCTGCGGTCACGGCTGCGAAATTAAAGCATGGAGCAAATCAGGAAGTAGCCTATGAACAACCAAAGGTTCTGGCTCTGCATGCGGATCCTGAATCACCTGAATCATTCATGTTGCGCCCAAAACACCGCAGGTGGGTGAATGAGGACTATACCCGGTGGGTTAAAACCCAGCCCTGTGAAGGTTGCCGGCGGCCAGCGGATGATCCACACCATGTCATTGGTCACGGCATCGGCGGTACCGCCACTAAAGCCCACGATTTGTTTGTGATCCCTCTGTGCAGAGAGTGTCACGACAAATTACATGCTGATGTTGCAGCGTTCGAGAAAAAACACGGTACCCAGCTGGAGCTGCTATTCCGGTTTATGAATCGAGCGCTGGCGATCGGCGTAATAACAAAAGCGTAATTGTATGGAGCGCTGAGCATAATGAATTTACAAGAACTGGAATATACGCGGATTGAACTGCGCCGCGCGCTGGCGGATTTATCAGGATCGACAAAAGGACAGCTGCAGGCGTTCAGTGATCATCCACCAGCAGATAAGAACAAATACCCCCGGCACCATCCTGAAATCGTCATGGAAGGTGGGGAAGGTTGTGGATCGAAGGTTGTAAAAACTCTGGCCACTCCGCTTTATGTTCTTGAGACAAGGAGCCGTCGCCGACCTTTACCGCCTATTAAGGATACGGAGTTCGCTTGTTCAGCATGGCGTCGGTCGGTGAATGGTCTGGGGGAGCATTTGCAGGCATGGGTGCGGTATTGCTATGGGTATGACCTGACCTTCCGGTACCAGACGTTAATGTGCCAGTACGTGTGGGAACAATTTCAGCGTCAGCATAGCGGCAAAAAAATACAGGGCCGTGTCACTAAAAAACTGATAGGGCTTGTCTGGCTGGCGGCGCAAGAAGTTGCTGCCTCGCGTAATAACGATACCTATCAGGAGTATGCTGGAGCAGCTCTGGCGCGCATGGTCAGCGTTGAGCGTTCCACCTGGCTCAGAGTGTATTCAGGCCACTGGGCGGCTTTCAAAGCGTCGTTTGCAGAAATGGACAGCCAGGCACTAAGCGAAATTTTGTCACGGTACGAAGAGTACCAAGAACTCAAAGTGGCGGAAATGTGAGATAACTTTCACTAACTCCCTCAATTGGGCTTGCAAAATGCAACAAAATAAGCGATATTTGAAGCTAATTTGATATGTTGCCAACAGTATATAAACCCGCCAGTGAGCGGGTTTTTTAATTTTGCGGAATACTTTTTTAATCGCAGAAAAGCATGTCGTTTCGTTTTGATAGGAAAAAACGATGGATAGGCAACACAAGGCTCTAATGTGCGTAAGTTTGATGGATATGATAATTACGCACAGCTTATCAACAATATTTTGCTATTAGTTAAGTTGTGAATAACTTTTTTTGTTGATAACTCTTTTTTCTGTGGATAAGTCTGTAGGTTTATTAAATTCTTATGCACAAGTAGAACGCTGATGGTCCTGTACAATCCCGTAAAAGCTTCAATACTGATGACAGCAATATAAAAACCTATCCAGTGAAGCTATTGAAAACATACAGAATTTGGTTTTCTTCGGGAAAATTATGTCAGGACAGCCTGAGTCAAAAGAACAAGAACTGCTTGCAACAATCCTCGATTACTTCCAGAAGGGAGAAGTCCCGGATACAGACACTATTGCGGAAATTGAGCACGACATTGCTAAACTTCCAATAAGTGAGCGCGCACATGCGTATGCATGGCTTAATGGAACTCTCGGGCGTCACTCTGATGCAGTACGTTTATTCAAAGACGCGATGAGCTCTGGGAGTCCAACGATCGCACAAAACTACTTGGCGTATCTTTCTCGTTCGGCTCATAACTATGAGCATCGCGTTGAGTTGTTTAGAATAGTTGAGCTTTTCCCTTCACATGAACTGAGGCTTGTAGCAAGAAACGCTGCATTTTGTATCGGCAACGACAAGTTGGTTAAAAAGTTCTCCCTCAAAATGGCTGCTCTTTATGATGGCCAAGAGCGAGAGGATATAATCAATCAGGGAAATTATATGGCTGAACAGATTGTTGATTTCAAAAACGCTACCCGTCTTTCTTCTCGAGAACTAGAAGCCCTTTGCGATCAAGCTGAAGAGATTGCGAACAAGCGCGGTATTAACTGTTCAAGTGTTAGCTATTATCTTGGTGGAGATGATGACAATGCATTCATCGTTAGAGCCCAAACTGCTGATCCGCAGGTTTTAGCTGAAATGAACATGGAACTGTTGGTTTTGCTCTCAGATGATAGTTATCGGAACAGCCCTTTTACATCCTGGTTCCAAAGCGATGAAAAAAGAGGGATTTACTGATGAGCGTATCGGGGAAAGATTTTATTGTTTTTGCTGGTAAATGCATTTCTCACAACGATGAAATCGGTTACAGAAACGCCATTGGTCGAGCGTATTATGGAGTTTATCATGAAACGCTTGATAAGCTTGAGAAATGCCCAAACAAGTCGTCACACCAAGCTGTTCGCGACTATCTTACAAATGATGCATGGTTAAAAGGAAATGAGCCGTTTGAAAAAATGAAACTCATTTCTATGGGAACAATGCTGAGACATTTGCATACCCGACGTAAATGGGCAGATTACGAGCTTGATAGAACTTTAAGTAAGGCTGATGCGGAAGCTATATTGATAATGGCTAACAAAGCTATTGACACCCTTCAGCAGATGTATGAGCAGGTTTATCCATCCGAACCTGCTGCTTGATTATCTATTCGAAATAACCTCGCTTAAGCGGGGTTTTTTTATGCCTTCGCACCTCCATTTCGGAGGTATTTTGCTGTGAAAATGGGCGGCTGGTGGATGTTGGAGCACCCACCAGCCATCAGCTCATGCTTTCAGGTCACAAGCTAACCAAGGCCCATTGCTTTAGCGCAAAAGCAAAGAGAGCCTATCAGAGTTACGCTTATTGATCTATGAAAAATACTGTAAATATAAACAGTGTTGAGTTAGTCAACGCTGATAGCCTGCAATACATCGCCACTCTCCCTGATAACTCCATTGACCTGATAGTCACGGATCCGCCGTACTTCAAAGTGAAACCCAACGGCTGGGACAATCAGTGGAAAGGGGATGAGGATTATCTTCGCTGGCTTGATATGTGCCTCGCACAATTCTGGCGAGTGCTTAAACCTGCTGGCAGTCTTTATCTTTTCTCCGGTCACCGCCTGGCGGCAGACATTGAGATCATGATGCGTGAGCGGTTCAACGTCCTGAACCACATCATCTGGGCTAAACCGTCGGGCCGCTGGAATGGCTGTAATAAAGAGAGTCTGCGCTCTTACTTCCCTGCAACAGAGCGCATCCTCTTCGCTGAGCATTACCAGGGGCCGTATAAACCAAAGAGCGACGGTTACGCGGAGAAGGGAAGCGAGCTGAAGCAGCATGTAATGACTCCCCTAATTTCTTATTTCCGGGATGCACGTGAAGCGCTTGGCATATCCTCAAAACAAATAGCCGATGCAACTGGAAAGAAGAACATGGTGTCTCACTGGTTCAGCGGAAGCCAGTGGCAGTTGCCGAATGAATCTGACTACCGGAAACTTCAGTCCCTTTTCACGCAGGTAGCCATCGAAAAGCACCAGAACGGCGAACTGGCAACACCACACCACCAGCTGGTGGCTCTGTGGCATTCGTTAAATCGCAAGTATTCAGAGCTGCTCGAAGAGTACAAATCGCTTCGGCGGCATTTCTCTGTTTCCGTATCCGTTCCTTATACCGACGTCTGGACACATAAACCCGTTCAGTTTTACCCAGGTAAACACCCATGCGAAAAACCCGCAGACATGTTGCGGCAGATCATCAACGCCAGCAGTAAGCCTGGTGATGTGGTGGCTGATTTCTTTATGGGGTCCGGTTCGACCGTGAAAGTCGCGCTGGAACTTGGCCGCCATGCTATCGGCGTTGAACTCGAAAAGGACAGGTTTAGCCAGACGGTGGAGGAAATAAGGGCGTTAACAGGGGAATAAACGTGAGGTCGCACAAGCGGCCTTTTTTATTACCTCAATAACACCCGCACACAGCGAGGTGAGAGACTATGAAAATGCATAACGATCCCCACTCCTGGACGGAGTTTATCGAACTACTCCACAGCTGGTGGCGTGGCGAAACGCCGATGGGAGCCGTATTGCTGTCGGTTGCAATGGCCGCAATGCGAATCGCTTACGGCGGTGGCGGCTGGAAGAAAATGCTCCTTGAAGGAGCTATATGCGGAGCCCTGACCCTTACCGCTGTGTCAGCTCTTGATTACTTCAATCTCCCGCAGTCCCTATCGATTGCTATCGGCGGCGCGCTCGGGTTTGTTGGTGTAGAGCAGGTGAAGGTTATGGCTGCCAGGGTGTTTAATTCTCGATTTGGAGGTGGTGATGCAAACCAGTGATAAAGGCATTGCTCTGATCAAAAAGTTCGAAGGCTGCAAACTCACCGCCTACCAGGACAGCGTCGGCGTCTGTACGATCGGCTATGGCTGGACTCAGCCTGTGGATGGGAAACCAATCCGCGTCGGGATGACGATTAAGCAGGAAACTGCGGAGCGCCTGCTGAAAACCGGACTGGTCAGCTACGAAAGTGACGTGTCCCGCTTGGTTAAAGTCGGCCTGACTCAGGGGCAGTTCGATGCACTGGTGTCGTTCACGTATAACCTCGGAGCCCGGGCATTGTCGACATCGACTCTCCTGCGAAAACTCAACGCCGGTGATTACGCTGGCGCTGCCGACGAGTTCCTGCGCTGGAATAAAGCTGGTGGTAAAGTCCTGAATGGGCTGACCCGCAGGCGTGAGGCGGAGCGCGCTCTGTTTCTGTCATGATCACCTTTGCTGATATCAAAGCATCATGGCGTCTGATGCTACTGGTGGCCGTCATTGCGGTAATTACCGTGCTGTGTGTCCTGCTGGCAAACAGCCGCTCTGATGCTGCTACGTTGAAGAGTGATAATGACGTTCTGCGCAGTGACAACATCTTGCAGGGGACTGTTATCGCCACTCAGGCTTTCAACTTCAATCGGTTTAATCAGGTTGCAGAAAATGCCAACAGGCTTAACTCCCTGATCGACATCAGCACTGAAGAAACCGTAACCGAATACCGGGAGATACTCCGCCGTGAAAAAACTTGTGATCTGCCTGTTCCTGCTGATATCGCTGGCGGGTTGCTCGAATACGCGCACCGTTTACGTACCAGCGCCATGCACACCGATACCAACAGACCTGACTCAGCCGATGATCGTGCCGCTGCCGCCAGCCCAATGACGTACTGCCAAGCTGTTTTGTGGATAAAGCCGCTGCTGGGAGTGATTGAGAAGGGCAATAATAATTTCGCGGGTATACGTCAAATCGAGCAGGAAAGAAAATGAATCGTAACTCTATTTACATATAAATCACGGAATAAATTTATATGTGAATAGCATGAGCTGCGAAGTAGAGCGGAAAAGAAGTTACCAGCATAAATGATAAGTATGCACTGCGATGACTAAGGTTGATCGCAGTGCAACCAAATCAGCGATTTGAAGGATGAACTCGAGCGTTTAGAATTGCGCAAAAACCATCATATGGGATTCCTACGTCATGAATAAAATCTTTTCTGATTGGTAAGAACTCATTAAGCATACGCTGATAAATTGCTATGCGTGGGGAATGAGAGTTTTTTACAATGTTTTGAGTACTGAAACGGTCAAGTAATTTGAACATTCTTGTAATACTTGCGTACTCACTTTCATTGTTCCAGTCGAATCCACTGAAAATTACATCGTGCTTATAATTGAAATTACTAACATCTTTTAGTAATTTTTCTTTTTGAGTGTCAGTCAAATTTTCGTATGTATATTGTAGTAATCCGAACATATCTAGGACATCACATACGAAAGTAACTTCAGGTGGGGTTGGTGCACCCGTTGACAAATCTTGATAAGCCCACTCGATGGCCCAGTAGCTTCCAGTATCGATTGCTGTTCGAATTATTTCAGGGTTATAGCTGTTCTCAATACCTAACTTTTCATAAATATCGCACATCATAAGGATTTGTAACTTTTCTGCTTGTGAGTAGCTCATATTAGTTTCCTTTTAAGGGCTGAATCGAAGAAAAGATATTGGGTTTTTTTTCTCGATAATCAATGAAAATCACCATATTTATTTTCATTACCATTGGCAGACCATCGTAGTGGCATTAGTTAGGGAGACTTTTATGGCGACGCTTAAAGACCTTTCCATTCAGTTAAGGCAATTGCAGAAGCAGATACCGTTTGCGACTGCCCAGGCGATGACTACAGTTGTTCGCCAGATTGAGGCAGCCCAAAAAACAGCATTTGAGCGGCATCTGGATAATCCAACACCTTTTACAGTTAAATCGGTAGGGTCGGTTGGCGCCAGAAAAAACAACCTTCGTGCAAAGGTGTTTGTTCGTGATACTGCTGCTGGTTACCTTGAACCCTTCGAGTTCGGCGGAGAGCACAAGCTTAATGGTAGTGCTTTGCTTAACCCGAAAGACATAAAGCTCAATAAATACGGCAATCTACCGCGTAATAAGCTTTCTCAGCTTAAAGCAAAGCCAAACGTATTTATTGGTGGCGTTGGCGGCGTGAATGCCGTGTGGCAGCGAAAAAAGCCCAAAACCAAAAAAGGTAAGAAGCGGGCAAAACGTTCTCCGAACGGCACGCGCAGGGATAAGATTAAACAACCTGCACCAAAATTGCTCATTCGGTTTGGTGATGCTCTTCCTGTTAAACCAACGCTCGGCTATATGGACAGGGCAAACACCATGGCCAACGCATTGTTACCCTCAGCGCTTCACCAGGCGATTGCTGAGGCGATCAGCTCGGCCAGGTAGCCCCCCAGAGGTTTTGGGTCCTTCCTGGGCCTTTTGTAAGGCACGGGCATTGCGCGCCGCGGTGTTTTCCTAGCTACAACTTTCAGATTTGTGTCCCATGTCCCACCTCTGGCGATCATTACGGACACCTCGCCAGCTCTGGCTATTCCAGTTTATTCCAGTGGGACATTCTGGTGGGACATGGCAAAAATGTCCCAGGCGAATGTCCCACCCCAGAAAATGTCCCAGGTGATGTCCCATGACCACGATGAACCAGAGTCAGTACGCACAACATTCAGGTGTGGATCGCAAAACAATTGGTCGGTGGATTAAAGCCGGGCGCTTCATTGTGATGGACGGAGACCTGATTGACGTAGAGGCCAGCGATGCGGCATTGAAGAAAAACCGCGATGGCAAAGACCCGCGCGCCTCGAACGCGAAGAAAAAGAAAACTCCCGTCGTTAGCGATAACGATGATGACGGTGATGAAATCAATAAAACTGTCCGCCAGATAATGCTCACTGAAGGGGCAGATCTTTCGAGAGAGGAAGCGGGACGTATCCGCGAGAATTACATGGCCCTGCAGGCAAAGCTGCAGTATGAAAAAGACAGCGGCCAGCTTATTGAGCTGACAGCAGCCGAGGAGGTTTTATTCAACGCCTTTCGCCAACAGCGTGATGCCTGGCTTAACTGGCCGTCCAGGGTGGCGCCGCTAATGGCTGCTGATCTGGATGTACCGGCGGACAGGATGACAGAGGTGCTGATTGAACATGTCCACAAACACATCTCAGTCCTCGGAGAGCCAGAGTTTAACCCGGCAGAAGATTGAGCGTCTTGAATTAAGCGTCCGCAAAGGCTGGACACCCCCGCCGCGTATCAGTGTGCCGCAGTGGGCAGATGACTATCGTAAGCTGGCAAAAGAGGCTGGGAGCACTTCGGGAAACTGGGAAACATCGACGGTAGAAATTGCCCGCGGACCGATGCTTGCCGCGACGGAGTCCGGGGTTCATATCATCACTGTAATGTGCTGTACCCAGTTGATGAAGACAGCACTGCTGGAAAACCTTTTTGGCTATTTTGCCCACCTCGATCCTTGTCCGATACTGCTGCTGCAGCCGAAAGAAGAAGCCGCTGAACAGTTTTCGAAAGAGCGTATTAGCCCGCTGGTAAGGGTGACGCCGGTACTGCGTAAAATCATCGGTGATTCGAAACAGAAAAGCTCGAAAGAAACCATTCTTTACAAGGCATTCACTGGCGGATTTCTGGCGCTGGCGGGTGCTGGTAGCCCTGATAACCTTGCGCGTCGTCCGATTCGTGTCCTGCTGGCGGATGAAGTGGACAAGTACCCGATAACCCGCGAAGGCGATCCAATTGCGCTGGCCGAAGAGCGTACAGCGACATTTGGCCTGACCTGGCTGTCTGTACGCGCCTGTTCGCCGACGGTGGAGGATGAGAGCCGCATTGCTGACAGCTACGCCGACTCCGATCAGCGCCGGGCATCTGTGGTTTGCCCGCACTGTGGCCACCGCCAGTTCCCCGACTTTTTCAAACACGTTCAGTGGCCGAAAGAGGGAGATAAACACCTGACTAAATCGGCGATGCTCTATTGCGAATGCTGTGGTAGTGGCTGGTCCGAAGGACAGCGCCTCAGAGCTCTGCAAACTATTCGATGGCATCAGACGCGCCCATTTGAGTGCTGCGGGGAGCGGCACTCACCGCTGATGGATTATGACCTTGCCTGGCGGGCGGCAGACGAGGGCAGCGTTGAAAAGGTCTGGCAATGGTCAGAGTCGGAACGGCATGCGGTCTATCGCGCAATCTGCCCCTCCTGTGGAAAGGAGGCAGTCGATAACCACCACGCGGGGTACCAGGCATCCAAGCTTTTCAGCCCCTGGCAAAAAGATAAGCCGTCGGATATTGCGAAAAAATATATCGATGCGAAGGGCGATCCGGATAAGGAACAGGCGTGGTGGAATACCCAGATGGGGCTTCCGCACCGACCTAATCATGGGAAACAGCTCCCTGTTGATGTTCTGCTGGCGCGCCGGGAAATATTTCCGGCCGTCGTTCCGGACGGGGTGGCATTGTTAACAGCTGGAGTTGATACCCAGGACGATCGCTTCGAAATTACGATCACCGGCTGGGGGAGAGATGAAGAATCGTGGTCGGTCGCGCATGACGTTATTTATGGTGACCTTGAGACGGAAGAACCCTGGAAGCGACTGGATGCATACCTGAAACAGATCTGGCGACGTGGTGACGGGCGCGGCCTGAATATCATGGCAACGTGCATGGACTCCGGCGGCCACCATACGCAGAAGGTATACGAATTCGCCAAAGAGCGTCTTGGCCGTCGTGTCTGGGCAATTAAGGGGGAGTCTGCACAGGGAGGCAAACGCAATCCTGTCTGGCCGACCAAACGACCATCATCGAAAAGCAAAGCCAGTTTCCGCCCTGTCATTCTGGGGGTTAACTCAGCGAAAGACGTGATACGCGGTCGCCTGCATCTTGAGCCACCCAAACCTGGCGCCGCCGCTGCGGGTTATATGCATTTTCCTGACGATCGCGATCTCGGGTACTTCAATCAGCTGCTGGCGGAGCGACTGGTTTACAAAGTCATTTCCGGGCAGCGGTACAGTATCTGGGAAGCAATACCAGGACGAGCTAACGAAGCGCTTGACTGCCTCGTTTACAGCTATGCCGCGCTGTGCGGTCTCAAACATATGGGGTTAAAACTCAACGTCCGGGCCGCCAACCTCGAAGCCGATCCGGATAAGTTCCTGCCAGCGCCAGTTGGACAGGAAGAAAAAATCAATTACGAGCTGCCGGGTGCGGTTATTGAAGAACCAGCGCCGGTCAAACGTAAGCGAATATCGCAACTCCTGCCGAAATAAGGAAAATCATGTTCAACCGGAACACCAGCCTGCTTGCCGGCGCAATGACTGACGATCAGCTCAGGGATGCGCTTGCGAAAGCTCAGCAGGCGTACATTGATTTAGCAACCGGGAGCCACGGTGTTTCGTTTTCCTATACGCAGGGAGACGGGACGCGATCAGTGTCCTATCAGCAAAGCACCCTGGCTGATCTGCTGGCCCTGATTCAACTTCTGCAGGCGCAACTGGGGATTATCTCTCGTCCCCGGAAACCAGCGAGGTTTAGATTCTGATGAATAAAGTACAGATACTGGGCTCTGATGGGCAGCCGTTGCGACAGCAGCGTCCCTCTATGCTGGTGGGGGGGAGCCGCGTACCTTATGACGCAGCTGACTCTTTCAGCGATCAACTGGCGAACTGGCAACCCGCGCTGTGGTCCCCGGACAATGAAATTAACATTTACCGGGATCGCATCGTGTCCCGCGCACGCGATCTGGTCCGTAATGACGGCTGGGCAAACGGTGCGGTCACACGTCTGCTGGATAATGCGGTTGGTGCCAACTTCCGCCCCATCATGAAACCCGATTACCGTGTTCTCAGAATGATCACCGGAAACAAGGCGTTTGATGCGTCCTGGGCGGAAGAGTACGGAAAAGCACTGGACGGGCACTGGCGGACCTGGAGTAACGATCCTGGCCGGTATTGTGATGTTGAACGAAAACTCACCGTGTCGCAGATGTTACGCCTGGGATTTCGTCACAAGCTTATTGACGGGGATGCTCTGGCCATTCTCCAGTACAGAACTGACAGGCTTGGTCCCGGAAGAGGGCGTTACGCCACCACGGTACAGATTGTCGATCCTGACCGCCTCAGTAATCCTCAGCAGAATTTCGATATGCCAAATGTCCGTGGTGGCGTTGAAATTGATGCGGACGGTGCACCGGTTGCTTACCACATCAGGGAGGCCCATATCGGTGACTGGTGGAGCGGGGCTAAAACCATGACGTGGCAGCGTATCCCGCGTGAAACTGACTGGGGCCGCCCGCATGTGGTTCACGATTTTGATCATGAGCGTGGCGCGCAGCACCGCGGTAACGGCATCCTGACTCCGGTTATTCAGCGTCTGAAAATGCTGGTGAAGTATGACCAGAGTGAGCTTGAGGCAGCAATTCTTAATGCCATATTCGCCGCTTACATTGAGTCACCCTATGACCCTGCGATGGTTCAGTCTGCCCTGGGCGAGACCTATGACGAGTCGGAGTTAGGCACTTATCAGGACGGGCGTGTTGAGTTCCATAACGATCGGCGTCTGACACTTCAGAATGGTGCCCGAATGCCCATTCTTTATCCTGGTGAGAAAATCACGACGGTTAACGCGGCGCGGCCCTACAGCAATTTTGAAGTCTTCGAATCTGCTGTTCTCCGTAATTTTTCTTCAGGAACAGGGTTGTCCCCACAGCAGGTCACCCAGGACTGGTCTGACGTTAACTACAGTTCTGCACGCTCCTCGTTGCTGGAGGCATGGAAAACACTGACTCGCCGCCGGGACGATTTTTCTACCGGCTTCGCTCAGCCCATTCTCACCGCCTTTGTTGAAGAAGTTCACGACAATGAGGATTTACCCCTGCCCGCAGGCGCACCTGATTTTGTTGACGCCAGAGCCGCGTATTCCCGCGCGCGCTGGATGGGGCCAGGGCGCGGCTGGGTGGATCCGGTTGCAGAGAAAAAAGGCGCCATTCTTGGTCTGGATGCCGGACTTTCCACCCTCGAGATTGAGGTGGGTGAAAACGTCGGTGAAGACTGGGAAGAAGTGCTTGATCAGCGCCAGAGAGAAATTGAGTCATGTCTTAAACGCGGATTACCGCTTCCGAGCTGGGCACAGGCTGACCAGTTTGCGAGCCAGACCATTACCGATCCGGAGGAAAAGTGAATCTACCCCATTTGGCCCAGCGATTATTTAATACCCCGCTGGCGCTGCACCCGAGTAAAGCCGAAGTCATCATGGCATCCGTAATGGACCGATTTGGTATCAGTAAAATCGAATCTTCTCTTGCCATGGAGGATGACTGGTACGGATATGACGATAACCGGGGACGTGAATCCCGTAGTGATCCGGGTTATGACAATGTGCTGGGTGTTGCCGTCATCCCGATATGCGGAACGCTGGTGCAAAAACTGGGCAGTCTGCGTCCGTACAGTGGAATGACAGGGTATGACGGCATTCGTCAGGCGTTTCTTACTGCGATGGAAGATCCCGACATTTCGGGCATTTGCCTGGATATCGACTCACCCGGCGGCGAGGTCGCTGGATGCTTCGATCTGGTTGATGTCATTTACGGCTCCCGGGGGAAAAAGCCTATCCATGCCATTCTGACGGAAAGCGCTTATTCCGCTGCGTATGCCATTGCCAGTGCAGCGGACCGGATTTCTGTTCCGCGCACCGGCGGAGTGGGTTCTGTGGGTGTGATCACCATGCACCTTGACTGGACGCAGCGGATTAAAGATGACGGTCTTAAAGTTACGATCATCACCTATGGATCCCGCAAGGCTGAAGGTTCGCCGCTGAGAGAGTTGTCAGATGAAGCGCTGGCCGCCATCCAGCAGGACATTAACACCATGGGCGAATTGTTTGTGAACACCGTTGCCAGAAACCGGGGGATTAGCGCAAAGGTTATAAAAAGTACCCAGGCCGCCTGTTTTATGGCTGCTGATGGCGTTGAAATTGGACTGGCTGATGAGGTGTGTCCTCCTGACGCTGCGTTCAAAAACTTACTTGAAAAAACAGGAGCCTGAAATGGCAAAGAAAAAACCGTTTAGTTTTGCTCACCTTATGGGTCTTGGCGCTTCCGCTTCAGAGGAAGAAGAGGATAAAAAAGCCAAAAAAGCGAAAGCCCGTCGTGCTGAAGAAGAAGAGGAAGAGGAGACCGCTTCAGAGGAAGAAGAGGAAACTGCGGAAGAAGAGGAGGAAGAGACAGCCTCCGAAGAAGACGACGATCCTGAAGCAGAAGAAGATGAAGACGGTGATGACCCAAAAGAAAGTAAGTCAGCCCGACAGGCGCGTAGTGCAGAGCGTAAGCGCTGCGCCCGTATCTTCGGTAGTAAGCATGCAGCCGCGAATCCTTCCCTGGCCGCGTCACTGGCGTTCAATACCGGGATGAGTTCTGCAGCAGCAATTAACGTCCTGGCCTCTTCGGCTCCGGCCGCAGCCGCATCTCAGCCATCCCGTAAACGCTCTCTCGATCAGCGTATGCAGGAAAGCCACCAGGTCCGGCTTAATCCGGATAGCGGACAGAAAGAGACCGGAAAGTCTGCGCTGGTAAGTAAAATGACCGGCCTCTACAACTCCACAAGAGGAGAGAAATAATGGATCAGTTTGGTCAGAATGCGTTTGCGCCTGGCATGAAGAGCGCGCTGTTTGTTCCGGATCAGCTTGTCGCTGGCACGCTCCAGCTGGTGACTGACACCGGGATCATTACGGGCGGTGCCTTTAAGCGTGGTACTGTCCTGGGCCTGGTGGCTGCCAGCGGGAAATACACGCAATGTGTGAAAACGGCTGAAGATGGCAGTCAGTTACCCGTTGCTATTCTGGTTGATGATGTTGATGCATCGTCTTCCGATCAGAACGGCGGCCTGTATCTGATGGGGGAATTCAACCAGCACCGAATTATTTTTGATAACTCCTGGACGACAGCTGACCTGAAAAAAGCGCTCCGACCGCTGGCTATCTTCCTGAAAGACAGTGACCAGGCACCTGTAACCACCTCCTGATTTCCCCCACGGCTCTCCTGACGAATGCTTTAACCGGCAGGGGCTGGCTCGTTTAAAATTTTTGCCAGCTACGGCTGGCACTATCAAGAGACTGAATATGGAAAATATTTTTGATACCAGCGTGCTGGTGCAGGTTGTTCCTAACCTGAAAACCAGCCAGAACTGGCTGCTCGATCGCTTCTTCCCGAATATCGTGACTTACGAGACTGAAGAAGTGGCGATTGATGTTGATGTCGGCCTGCGTCGTATGGCGCCGTTCGTCTCCCCGCTGGTGGAAGGTAAGCTGGTCGAATCCCGTAAATACCAGACCAATACCTTTAAACCGGCATACATCAAAGATAAGCGCGCGCCGGACCTGCGCAAACCTATCCGTCGCCAGATTGGTGAGCGTATTGGCGGGGAATATACCGCTGCCGAGCGCGAAATGCTGAACCTTCAGTTTGAAATGGCTGACCAGATTGACATGATCAACCGTCGTCTGGAATGGATGGCGGCCAGTGCGCTGGTGTCCGGGACCGTAACCGTCGCCGGGGAGGGCTATGAAACTAAGGTGGTGGATTTCGGTCGTGCTTCGGATCTGACCATCACTCTTAGCGGCTCGGATAAATGGCCACTGACCGTTGCAGCTGGCGCTACCAATACCCAGCCATCAGATGACATTGAAATCTGGCAGACTACTTTCCTGAAAGAGTCCGGCTCTGTCGCCACGGATCTGGTCTTTACGAATAAGTCATGGCGTGCATTCCGACTGGATACCACCATCAAGGATAACGCCATTACATTCCCGGCGCTGAGCCCGTTTGGTAACCAGATTAACGCCGGCCCACAGGCGATGAAGGGCGCAATTTATAAAGGGCGTTGGGGTAACTTTGACCTCTGGTTATATAACGACTGGTTTATTGACCCGCTGGACAACGTCGAGAAGCCTATGATCCCCGATGGCGCTGTCATTATGAGTGGGGCCGATCTGATGGGGACCCGCGCATTTGGCGTTATCCTGGACCCGGCTTTCAACTACGGTCCGCTGGCCTATGCGCCAAAATCCTGGGTGAAAGAAGATCCAGCCCAGCGTCTTATCCTGATGCAATCCTCCCCGCTGGTTATTCCGAGCCGGGTAAATGCATCCCTCTGCGCAACGGTGGTCTGATATGGCAAAACAACCTAATACCGGGCTGGCTGATGATCTGAATGCAGAAGGATCTGCCAAAGATGGCCTGAGTGTTGACGACCTGAATGCGGGCGATAACACCCAGGTAAAACAGCCTTTGAGCAAAACAGATGATGCCGAATCGTCTGTTGATGACGATGGTGGTGACGAAAAATCCGAAGACACTGAATCGCAGGAGTATGTGGTGTTGAAAGGAAATTGCATTCGTCATGACGGGGAGATGTACCGCGAAAATATGCGCATCCCTGTAACCGGCAAAGATGCTGAGCGTCTTCTGCAGTCCGGCGTTATTGCTGATGTTGATGTGCTTCGTAAGCGAGTTCTTGCTTCTCAGCCATCAGTTTCAGTTACGACAGGGTAATGACATGGGCGTGGACTGGGATTCTCATCTTCTGAGTCCGCTGCATGATGTCTTTGGCGATGAGCACGAGTACCGTCCACGTAACGGTACTCCTTTTACAATTAACGGGATTTTTGACCGTGGTTATGCGCAGGTTGCTGAAAACCTTGATGGCGATTCAGAAATTAACACCTCCAGCCCGATGCTTGGTGTGCGCGATGCTGAATTTCGCAAGCTGGGTAAATCGCAACCTGCTGTATCTGACCGGGTATTTATAAAGACGGTCGGTGGTCACATCATCAATCAGTTATTTGTTGTGTCAAACGTCGAACCCGACAGTCATGGCGGATCTCGTCTTGTCCTCAATGTGGTAAAACCGCGATGAATGCAGCAGCGATACGGCAAATGGTTGTCACTGCACTAACCGGGACAACCAGCGCGGGCGACCGCGTATTCTCACCACGCGACTGGTCAACTTCACCTGATATGTATCCTGTGTTGTTGGTTCAGACGCCTTTTGAACAGAAAAAATCACAGGGGCGTAATACCCCTGCTTTTACTACCCTCACAACTGTCAGGATCACTGGGCGCGTTCAGGAGTATGACGGCGATACAGTGGATGATGGAGCCATGCGGGCAGAGCTGGCGCTTGAAAGCCTTCGCGAGCAGGTGGAGCGCGCGGTGATCAACAGCTACGAACTGACGCGGAATATTCAGAAATACGCGGAAGTTCGTTCAACCATCAATGTTGATTCAGAAGGAGAGGCCCATATGGGGCAGCTTCTTTTCGAGATCGACATAGAGCATTACCAGGGGCCGGAAGATTTTTATCCTGTCCAGTCGGTTCCCCTTGAGGGCATGGATATTGCGGTCGACATGCCAGACGGCACAGTTAAACCGGGTATCAGCCTCAATCTTCAGGAGTAATCCATGTTTGTTAAGCCGAACAACGGGCTCAGCGTTCGCTGCCCCGTCAAGGGCATCCCATTGCCTAAAGAGGGTGCTGAAGTACCTGACAATATTTTCTGGCGTCGCCGTCTGAGCGATGGGGACGTGATCCTCTCTAAAAAGGATGAGGGCGCGCCAGAGAAACAATCATTACCTAAAAAAGCGGGAGAAAATGAATGACCGTACCTTTCGCTCGTGTTCCCGATAACCTGCGGGTAGGGCTTTTCTTCGTTGAGTTTGACAACTCAATGGCGAATAACGCCACTGCCACGCAGCGCACTCTGCTTATCGGTGGGATGCTCAGTACTGGCTCAACCCCCCCAGGTATTCCGCAGCGAGTTTCCTCTTCGGATACCGTCGGTGAGCTGACCGGAAAAGGGGGAATGCTGCAGGCCATGATGGCGGCGTATCAGAAAAACGATACCGCAGCCGAAGTCTGGATCCTGCCGCTGGAGGAACACTCCGATTCCATGGTGGCTGCAACCGGCACCATTAAAGTGAGCAGCGCACCGACGGCAACCGGAGTGATCTCCCTTTATATTGCTGGTGAGCGCATTCAGTTGACCGTTGTAGCAACAGATACGGTCACAGCGATCGCCACCTCTCTGGCCGCGGCGATTAACGCAAAAACCACGCTACCTGTAACCGCCAGCGCGGCTACGGATACCGTAACCCTGACCGCGAAGAACCTTGGTGCTACGGGTAACGGGATCGACATTCGCCTGAACTTCCTCGGCTTACCGGGAGGCGAGTCGACACCTGCAGGCCTGGAACTGACGATTACTGCTATGTCTAACGGAGCCGGGGCTCCGGATATTACCGGCGCGCTGGCTAACCTGCAGGATCGGACATTCGATTTCATCATCAACCCTTACGACGATACAACCTCGTTGAATGTGATGAAGGAGTTCCTGTCAGACACTGGCGGTCGCTGGGCATGGGACAAGCAGCTTTATGGTCATTCCTTTGGTACCACCACCGGGACTTACGCCCAGCTCGGTACCAAAGGTGAGCTGCGCAATAACCAGCATGAGACCCTGCTGGGCGTAAATAAATCGCCGTCCCCTTCCTGGGCATGGTCTGCAGCTTACACCGGTGCAGCGGCGGTGAGTCTGCGTAATGACCCGGGCCGCCCGCTACAGTCGCTCGCTGTTCAGGGGATACTTGCGCCAGAACTGCAGGATCGCTTTGAGTTGACCGAGCGTAACAATCTGCTGTACAGCGGCATTTCGACATTTACGGTCGATGACGATGGCACGGTGCGCATTGAAAACCTGATCACCACCTACCAGAAAAACAGCTATGGCGATGCAGATGATAGTTATCTGGAAGTGGAGACGCTGTTCAGCCTGATGTTTGTGACCCGCTACCTGCGAACAGCGGTGACCAGCAAGTTTGGCCGCATGAAGCTTGCTGCGGACGGGACCCGATTTGCACCTGGCGCGGCGATCGTCACGCCAAACATCATCAAGGCCGATCAGATTGCCGAGTACCAGACTCTGGTATGGAACGGTTATGCACAGGATGCGGAGGCATTCGCAAAAAACATCATCGTCGAGCAGAACGCCAAAAATCCGAACCGCGTCGATGTGCTGTGGCCGGGAACTCTCATGAACCAGTTGCGCATTTTCGCGCTGCTCAATCAGTTCCGCACGCGGGCTGAATCAACAGGAGCTTAAACGATGGCAGGTGATACTACTAACCGCCTGGCGGGAACCGCCTATGTCACTGTTAACGGTGTGACGGTAATGGTGGAGGGCTCGTTTAAATACCAGGCTGCCACCGTAAACCGTACCACCCTGACAGGGATGGATGGTGTGCACGGATATAAGGAAAAACCTGTGGCGCCATACATTTCTGCTCGACTGCGTGACAGTGGCGGAACGAATGTGCAGGGCTTTAACCAGCAGACGAACGTCAACGTGATCGCCGAGCTGGCTAACGGGAAAACTATCATTGGCCGTTCACTATGGACGGTCAACGTCCAGGAAGTGGAAAGCGAAGATGCAGTATTTGATGTTCGCTGGGAAGGCCGCGACGTAACGGAGAACTAAGATGGCTGAGATTGAACGCGTCAAAATTATTCCTTTAACCGTAGCGCTGGATGATGCTGCGGAGAAGACCACCTATACGCAACTGGAGCTGAAAGCACCAACGCTAAGCCAGGCGGAGCAGTTTTATGAGAAACAGGCTGCGTCAACGTCGCTCTCGGCGATGCGCCTGCTTATTGCGCTGGTTTCCGGTACGCGTGAAAGCGTGCTGCAGCCGATGGATTTTCTCGACTTCCGTAAGTGTGAGGAGTATCTGCTCAGTTTTTTGACCTGGAAGCCCTGACAACATGGCAGGAAATGGCCGCTGACGTCACCTTCTATTTCCGCTGGTCTGAGGACAGGGCGTGGGGAATGACCCGCGCCCGGCTGAAATGGTGGGTGGCGCAGGCATCCCGGATAAACAAGCTTAGGAAACCTGTAGACGATGAGTAATTCTTTTGATTTTGAGCTGGTGGCCAGCGACCAGGTTAGCGAGGCTATAGACCGCATTAATGAGGCTGTCCGTGACCTGGAGCCGAAGCTAGATAAAACTAAAGAAGGGCTCAAGTTAGGCGGTCAGGAAACAGCCGACGGACTGAGCGGTTTTATTTCTCGCCTCGAGAATATGTCGAAGAGCGCGCGGGATAACGTGCAGTTTATTGGCGATATGGTTCCCCCACTGAAAATGGTGGGGGAGCTCGCGGGGAAGATGGGGGCGCTGGGGTTAGCCGGTGCTGCCGGCTACGGACTGAAACAGGTCGCTTATGGATTTCGGGAGGCATCCCGTCAGGCCTATAATCTTGATGTCTCGGCAAAAAATGCGGGAATGCGCGTTGACGATTTTACCCGACTTTCCGGGGCAATGCGTATTCTTGGAGCAGACAGCGAGAGCGCTAACGCATCAATAGAAGGTATTTTCAAAGCATTCAATGAGGCTGCCAGCGGTAAAAACGAGGGGGTTATGGCCGCGATGGCGCAAATTGGTGCGCAAATCCAAAAAAACAGCGATGGTTCAGTAAATACCCTTAAAACACTGGAGTCTATCGCAAAAATTTTTCCAACCTTGCGACCTGAACAGCAGAAGTCCGCCGCTGATGCACTTGGGCTGACGCCCGAATTGCTGGCGCTAATGCGTGACGGTGAGCGTATGAAAAAGCTGCTGGCGAAATCGGATGAATTTGGTCTGACTGTGGATCCGGCACTGAATCAGCAATTGAGTGAAGTGAACGGCACGATGAATGAGCTCAGCGCATCCTGGGATGGTCTGTGGCAACGTTCAAAAAACAAGGCACTTAAGACCGTTCTCTCGGATGGTTCAGTCAAAGACGGCCTCGAAGGTGTTACCGATCTGTTCACTAATGGTGATTTTACTGGACTGTCTCATGCTCTCGGTTTTATCAACAGCAATGATGCTGCGAAGCTACGACGAATTCAGAATGATAAGGAGCTTTATAACAGTTTGCCCCGTAGCGAACGTGGACAGGTTGACGCGGGCTTTATGACTGATGCTGTAAGAAAGCGGTACGATGCAAATTACCGCGCGACTGATTCTGCGATTCAGTTACAAGCTGACATAGCTGCTATCAACCGCCCTCAGCCTGGTACAAATAGGGGTAATATCCCCTATAATCAGGCCAAAAATGATGCTATCGGGTTCAGGAATCACAATCCCGGCAATCTGCGGAGTGCATCAAATTCAACGGGCACCAATGGTGGCTTCGCTACCTTTGCCAATGATGATGATGGCCTTTCTGCTATGGCACGGCAGTTAATGTTATATGGCGATCGAGGCAACAATACGCTTGAAAGCGTCATACACACCTACGCACCCCGCAGCGAGAATGATACCCGGGCATATATCGATTCCGTATCTGGCAGCACTGGCTATGCTGCGCAGGAACGTGTCAATCTACATGATACGGAAACATTAAAATCGGTAATGGCCGCCATGATCAAGCATGAAAACGGTGCGCAGCCATACAGCGATGAAGAATTGGGAAATGCAATTCAAACAGCAATTTCTGATGATCGTTGGTCTGGTAGACGAAATCCTGATGCACTCGCTCAGCAGCGGTATGACATTCTCTCAGGTTCGCAGAGTGCTAATCGTGAAACCAGCATTCTTAGCGCTCCACAAGGGAAAAGTGATGAAAATGCAGTGAGTGAGAATCTGGCTCGCTCGATTAAAGAAGCTATGTCTGATCAGTCACTAAAACTCGAAATCACTATGGTAAATGAGAAAGGCGATCGCAAAACCTATAATGTCGAAAACAACGGAAGGATTACTACTCCCATGAACTATTGATATGTTTTCAAAGTTTCAGTTGCTGTATTATCTATAAAAGTCATTTTTATAGGTGAGAAACTATGCGTATAACAAACATGTTACTAGTTCTTGGTTTTATCCCATACTTGGCAGTAGCAAGCCGAGGCGATACTATCTGTCAGACTTGGTTGAAAGAAGGGGCAGGTAACCAAATTACAACCCCTGCGATATCCGGAGATATACAAGACAAACCTGCTGACCTTGCTATTTGCTATCAAGGTAAGGATTATAGCCAGGATGTAGCTAAATCAACCCTCTTCAAAAAGTTACCAGGTAATGGATTAAGAGTTATATCGTCGTCGAATGTTGAAGGTTTTAGGGAGATGTATGTCTCTCTATATAACAGTATGACTAGTGAGTCTGTTATAACTCGTGTGGCTATTAATAATTATAATTCATTAGTCTCATATCCTGGTGGTCTTGTAAGTCGTCAGCAGATAAAAGGAAGTGATCCGGACGGGTATTTTATTTTTATCCCATCATATGTAAAGGATGCCATCTATTTTAACTTTATCGAACCGTCAAATGTGCGAGTTTATAAATTCCACCATATCCCCGGCTATGTTAATAGTGCCGCTGATATATCAAAAGTATCTGATTCATACGGTGAGTGGGTAAAGAAAAATGGAGACGTAATTGTTTCCAAGGATGAAATAATCGAAGGGAAAGGGCGAGTGGGGTATGGAGCAATTATTACTCCGGATGGTAAAGAAAAATGTAAGTTCGATTCTGGAATAAAAGCTTGGGTTCTTACGGCGCTTGCTTCTTGTGAATAATGTGAAAAATAATGTTGATAACAAAGACCGCCTTCGAGGCGGTTTTTTGTTTTGGAGATATGATGCCGTCAATTATTCAGGATGCAATAACTTCTCTCTTGGGGGGAGATGCCAGCGATGACTGGCAGGGGCAGTTACGGCCCAGCTCATTCAGAGGCGTGCCATTTGCAATTGTTGCTGAGGAAGGGAGCCACGGTCGACGCCAGGCGGTACATGAATATCCCTACCGTGATACAGCCTGGATAGAGGATATCGGGCGAGCAACGCGGCGATTTGTTATTCGCGGTTTCTTGATCCAGAACAGCCAGGTTTACGGCGGCGGCGATGCTATCACACAGCGCCAGTCACTGATTGAAGCCTGTGAACAAAAAGGTAGCGGTACGCTTGTCCATCCGACACTGGGCGAATTAACGGTTTCCATCCCTGAGAATGGTTTGCGTATTTCCGGGTCGATGGAGAACGGGCGAGTATTTGAATTTACCCTGATGGCAATTGAATCAGGGCTTAAAGTGTTTGCTGTCACGGGCAGTACCGTTGCAGGCGCCACGGTGAAAACCAACTATCTGAAACTGGTCAGCACTGCTGTGCTGAGCACGATTGCTAGGGTTAAGAGTGAAATCCGCGGTGTCACACAGGCTATAAACACCATCAGAGGCACGGTCACGTTCTGGACTAACATGGTTGACAGCACCATCAGTCAGGTCACGAATCTCAGCAATATCCTGAACTCCACGTTCGGGAATACCCGGTACGGACGTTACAGTAAAGGCTCTGTGGGCGGTAGTTCCTCTGCTGTTGCAGGCAAATCGTCAGCTGCTGATGTGGATGATGAGAGAGCACTGGCTGACAAGGTAACAGCCCAGTCGGTAATGGACCGGAAAAATGTTACCGACAAGTCGAGCCAGCTTAGCAGCTCCACCACACCTGATGAATTTGTCCAGGGCGTTGCCGACGTGGTAAACGCCATTCTTAACAGCGCCGGCAGCGTTAATGACCGAATCACAGCGCTGGAAAAACTGGCTAATTCAATCAGCACGGAGTACCAGCAGTCCGACAGCAGCAAAGCGATTTCGGCGACCATGAACACGCTGATTGTTGTGCTATGTACTGGTGCCATGACCAGTGCCGCTGCAGACTCCAGACCTGCCAGTACAGACGAGGCAGAAGAGTTAACTCAACGAGTTTCTGTGCAACTTGATACGGCGCTGGTTCTGGCTGGAGACCGCGCTGACGATGATATGTATAACGCGCTTCTCGCCGTCAGATCGGCATTCCTTTCCACGATGAGTGAGCGTGCTGCTGGTCTGAGCGAGCTTCTGCAGGTTACTACCGCTCAGCCGCTTCCGGCGCTGACGCTGGCAAACCGATTATACCAGGATGCCACCCGTGCAGATGAACTGGTGCAGGAAGCGCGCGTACCGCATCCGGCGTTTATGCCGACAACAATGAAGGTACTGAGGCAATGAATGCAGACAGCGATCTGGATGTTGTTTCTTTGACGGTCGACGGCAAAATCATCGAGGGGTGGGATTCTGTCCGGGTAACGCGGGGTATTGAGCGTTTTCCCTCTGATTTCGATCTTGGGCTAATGGATTACTTCCCTGGCAACGAAGATCGTCAACTCGTTGAAGAGGGAATGTCCTGTGAAGTTCGTATCGGAGATGATCTGACACTGACGGGATATGTTGATGACTGGGAACCCGCACTATCGCGCTCCCGCCATGAGGTCCGCGCCACGGGCAGGAGCAAATGTCAGGACTTGGTGGATTGCTCAGCTGAGTGGCCTAACAACGTCATTAATGCCAGTAATGCGCTTGAAATTGCTTCTCGCCTGGCATCCTACTACGGCATCACCGTAACCACGGATGTTGATGAACTTGTGAAGGTACCCCAGTTCACTCTGAACTGGGGTGAGTCTCCGCAAGAAGTCATCGATCGGGTGGCCAGATGGTCTGCTCTGCTTTACTACGATCAGCCCGATGGAAACCTGTTACTGACTCGGGTGGGAACACGTCGTGCAGCGAGCGGAATAGCCGAAGGGGTAAATGTCGAACAGGCGTACTACCGCAAATCGATGGCCGACAGGTTTTCAGACTATGTCGGTGTATCAATGAGCGTTTCTCCAATTGCAGGGTATTCGCCTGATACGGCCTATGACGCTGTGACTCTGGCAACGGCGAGAGATCCGGAGGCCGCCCGCATGCGGTACCGGAAACATATATCGATTGTGGAAAGTACCCTGATGGCTACTCAACAGGCACAAAGTGCGATCGACTGGGAAATGAACCGGCGGTACGGACGTTCAAAACAGCTCTCGGTAACCATCGATTCCTGGCGGGATAAAGATGGGAAACTGTGGGAACCAAACACATTGATCCCCGTTGATCTTCCCACCTTACGGTTGCCGAAGACTGAATTGCTACTGGCAGAAGTCACCTATATGCGCGATGACTACGGCACCCATGCACGCATGACGCTGATGCCGCCTGAAGCATTCTCCGTTCAGCCATATGCCTTCTACCAGAACCTGGCGGGATTCAATACATGAAGCAACTATTTAAACATGCAGCGACCAGGATCGCCGGCATGCTGGGGATTGGCCGGATCACGGCTATGAAAGATGGTGGGGTGGTGCAGTCAATCCAGTACCAGACTCCGCTGGAGGTGGCCAGCGCACCGCGGATGGCAGAATTTGGCTTTTCATCCGGCCTGCCGTCAGGGACTGACGTGGTTCTGGCTTTTATTGGCGGTGATCGTTCCAGCGCGGTGGTAATTGCGTCCAACCATCAGGGGTTCCGTCATACAGGCCTGAAAGCGGGCGAAACGGTCATGTATAACCAGTGGGGCCTTAATATTCTCCTGACGGAGAAGGGGATCTTCCTGGATGCAAAGGGCCAGAATGTTGAGGTCAATAACGCCACTAACGTGACCATCAATGCCAGCCAGGGGATCCTTGCAAATACCCCGATCCTGAGGTGCACGGGTGACATTGTTGATAACTGTGAAACCAATACCCGAACACTGAAAGAGCTGCGGGATGCACATAATGACCATGATCATGTGGTTAAAAATGCCCAGAGTGGCAATGACAATATCCGCAGCCAAAAAACAGAGGATCAGGTGACATGAGTGACATCGCTTCATTCTGGAATGTGGATGAGATGTTTGCTGACTGGCAGAAAGGGCTGGGTGAACTCACCACGGGGAACGATTTACAGACTGCAATACTGGACAGCCTGTTTACCGACAGGCTGGCGCGCGCTGACGATGATTATGAGGATAGCGATCGCCGCGGCTGGTGGGGGGATTCCGGGGAGGAATCCCAACTGGGATCCCGGCTGTGGCTGCTACGGCGGAAAAAACTGACCCCGGATGTAGCAAAAAAAGCGGAGGAATACTCGAGTGAAGCGCTTAACTGGTTAAAGGTTGATGGCGTTGTCAGCGAGGTTATTCCTGTTGCAAGGATCGTCCTGCCTGACCGGCTCAATCTCATTATCCGCTATCAGGCACCGGGGAAGGACTGGCAGGAATTCAGGTTTTACTGGATATGGGAGCAACGTTAATATGCCGTTTAAACGACCGACGCTGAGCGAACTCCGCGACGGAAACCGGAAATTTATGCAGGCGGAGCTTGAGGATGTTGGTGCGCTCCTGCGCTTCGCGAACCTGAAGGTACTGGCTGACATGGATGCGGGGATGGGGCATCTGCATTACGCCTACCTTGACTATATTGCCCTGCAGACAAACCCGTTTACCTCTACCGATGAGTATCTCGCCGGGTGGATGGCCCTTAAGCAGGTATTCAGAAAACCAGCTGCAGCGGCGAAGTCGCCTGCGGTACAGGCTAGTGGCAGTGTTGACAGTATTATCCCTGTTGGCTCGATCATTAACCGCGGGGACGGATACCAGTACCGGACGGATGCAGATCTTAAAATTCAGGCAGATGGATTTGGTATCGTCGCGGTGACAGCCATACTGCCGGATATTACCAGTGATGTAACGGGTGGAGGCGCGCGCGGTAACGCTGACGCCGGGACCATAATGACACTGGACGCGAATATTGCTGGCGTGGATCCACAGGTAACGTTACTGTCCGCTGCGACCGGCGGAGCCGATATTGAAACGGAAGAGGACTTTCGCAGTCGTGGCTTGCTGGCATGGCAGAATCCGCCTCAGGGTGGAAGCGACGCCGATTATAAAAAATGGGCGCTTGAGGTTTCGGGCGTCACCCGCGCGTGGGTAAAGCGGCGTCTGAACGGGGCCGGGACAGTTGGCGTGTATGTCATGTGTGATCGGAATGACAATGGTGGGTTTCCGGTCGGTACCGACGGAATATCCCAACTTGAGGACTGGGGGGCTGTTAAAGCTACTGGAGACCAGCTCGCTGTCGCCGACCATATCTATCCGAAACAGACTGACACCGCCATTATTTTCGTATGTTCCCCGATCAAGAAAGTCATCAATATTGAAATATCAGGGATCAAAAATGCCGACAGCACCACAGTTCAGGGTATAAAAGACGCGTTGACGTCGTTGTTTTTTGATGAGGCCAACCCTGATGGTTCCGGGAAAGTGTACCTTTCTGATATTAACGGGAGTATCGGCGGTGTTAGCGGCACGACGGGCTATATTCTTAACTCTCCGACGGCCAATATCACCTTTGCTGTTGGTGAAATTCCGGTGCTTGGCGGGGTGAATTTTGTATGAGCCTCTTTTCAAAAAATGATTATGCCGGTGCGCTTGGTGCGCTGCTACCGACGGGCAGGGCGTGGCCCCGGTCGCAAAGTACGGTACAGGCTGCGGTATTACGGGCACTGGGCCGCTCGTTTCAGCGTTCTGACAGCGATGCGCAAAGCCTGATTACTGGCGCTTTTCCGCCTACAGCGACGGTAATGTTGCCAGAATGGGAAAGCTCTCTGGGGCTGCCAGATGATTGCGCGATTGGTGAGTCCGGTGGCGTCAGCGATCGCCAGCGCGCCGTGGTAGCAAAGTTAATCAGCACCGGCGGTCTGAACCGCGATTACTACATCCGGGTGGCCGCAGCTCTTGGTTATACCATCACTATCACACAGTTCCGCCCCGCTATGAGTGGCATGTCAGTATGCGGTGATGCGCTTAACGGTGACGAGTGGCCATTTACTTGGCGGATAAATGCGCCACAAACAACAATCAAGTATTCGCTTGCTGGCGCGTCCTACTGCGGCGATCCGCTCGCATCGTGGGGCAATAAACAACTGGAGTGTTCAATCAACAAAATTGTCCCATCCCATCTGAACATCATTTTCAATTATTCATAACTGATATTTCCCCCTCTGATTTTATCGCTTAACACTAAGTGAGGATTAACTATGCTCCGAATCGGGCAAGTCGAAGCCACTGCAACGCAGGATGGCAAATATACTGATGGAAGTGTTGCTGGTGGTATTGCCGCAACGAGGCTGCGGGCAGCAGCGTTTAACGCCATGCAGGAAGAATTAGCGCATATCGTAGAGTCAGCAGGATTGGCGCTCGACATTAACGATATGACTCAGGTTTTAAAAGCCATTCAAAAACTGACACTGAGCCGTGCAAACCCATTTGCCGATATCAAATCAGATGGTGCTGCGGCGATTTCTACGGCTCTCACAAACCTTGGTTTGAAAGAAGCGGCAAAACGGGATGTAGGGAACACCCCTGGTGATGTTGTAACCGCAGGTAGTGACCAACCTGTCTATAACTCAACATTACCAACCAGCGGTTACACCAGTATAGAACCGAGTGGTTACATGGGGGCGGCCACTGTCACTGGCGGCGATACTCTGGTGCGTCTCATTGGCCTTATAGCTCATAACATTGCGGGTAACTGGACGATAGTTAACTCTTATGGCTCACACTTTGGTACGGGTGATTCTATTGATCCAAACGATGCTGCTCATGTTTTCGTTTCAACGGATGGCGCAAGTTATACACGACGTTGGTACCTCTATAACAATGGTAATCTTAGAGGCCCAGCCGGTGATTTTGGCGATATGGCGTGGGTTAATAACAAAGTCGGCACTGTCGATGGTGTTATTACTCTTGGTAACGGTATTAACGTCAAAAAGGTCAATATTCCCGACTTACCTCTGATTGGATATACCGGAACATCATCACGCGGCATCCTGTCTACCGCAACAGGTCAGGCTGATTCTGTAACCAAGGCCCATAGCATTCAGCTGACAAAACCGGGGGCTGGCGGCTGGGGGCTGACCATGTCATGGGGGACGTATGTCGGGGTGTCCGGCAGTGTTGATGGTGTCGCTCACCTATTATGTGCCAGCGATGGAGCGGCATTCTCCAGGAATTGGTGGTTTTACAATAACGGCGACCTTGTTGGTCCGGGCGGAAAGTTTTACTCAGAAAAGAACACCACACGAGCGGCTGACGGTACGCTCAAGACCGCATCACCTGTGATTAAACTGTTTTCCGATGGTCGCGCTGAAACCAATGCTGAATCGGAGGGCTGTACAGTCACCCGTTTGTCTGTCGGTGAGTATCTGATTAGTGGGTGCATTGGACTGAATGCAGATGCGGCATGGGGTGGTACAGATGGTGGGTTTGATGTCCCAACCGACCGAAACAAACAACCGTTAATCTGGCTGGACTATGAGATTAACCCTGATGGATCTGTTCTGGTGAAAACCTATCACCGGACCCATCCTGATTCGCCGGTGTTTGCGCGGAATGAACGCGAGGGATATTCAAGTGGTGATCCAATAGACATTCCTACCGACCAGTTTGTTTCTGTACGTGTTGAAATGCCGGAAGACAGCGTTTACCGCCAGAAGCAGGAGGCAGAGCGCAAAGCGGCTTATGAGGCGTGGGTAGTGATGCTGCAACAGGCAGAAGAGGATGCATATCAGGAAGACCAGTTGCGAGAGACACTCCGGAAAGCTGAAGAGGAACGAAAAGCAATGGAAGAAGAGTGGCTGGAAAGGATGCGCGCTGAAAAAGAAACAGAACTGAATGCATCCGATATTACTGAAGAAGACGAAAAGTAGCGCCGGTAATTGTGAGCACACGGATGTGCACGTAACTGGAGGTGACGTTTCTGCGTCTTAAAGGAGGTCTGGATCGTAGGGCAGAGTTAACAGAGCAGGCTGCTCGTAGTTCAGGCAGCCTGCATAATTTTACAGACCAACCTGGCGGACTGTAGGGAATTCAGAAACCAGCCACATATCGGCCTCTTCAAACATATCCTCCAGCATGCGGTTCAGTTTTTCCCGATCGCTTTTGCTGGCATCACTATTCAAGCCGTTCGCCTGCATCGGCTTCACCTTTACTTCGGCATCAGGGAATATCTGGTGCACCCGCTTCGTCAGCTCGGCCAGAATGATCTCTCTGGCCCCTTCGAGCCCGTCTACATTTCGCTTGTCATAAACGAGTTCAACAAACATACCGATCCTCTCATTAGTGAAAAATTGCCTGTGCTTGATCTGTTTTTATAAAAATACTACTGTATATGTATGGGTCTTCCCCGATCATGGTGGGAAGGCTCAGAACGCCATATTCAGCTTTCCGTAGTGGAACATCACCCCCAGTTTAAAGCGCTCCCGGTTTCGGTATCCCCTGGCTTTTATCCTCAGCAGCCTGATCTTGCTGTTAAGTGCCTCCGCATTTCCGTTTGAGACACTGTGTCGCATCGCATTCAGGATCCCGTACAGCCTTTTTCCTATCGTTTTCGCGGCATTTTTCATCATGGGAACGTCACTGTTAGCCGCCAGCGCCAACCATCTCTGCCAGTCACTCCGTCTTTCCTCGCTCCATGGCCTGTTCCAGATATCCTTTGCCAGCTCTTTCAGCGCCCAGCACTGGCTCGTCAGCTTCATCTGTGCACGCAGCCACATCAGCTTTTCCTGCCGGGATTCGGTCATCCACTTATCGCTGTACTGCCACAGGAAGCGGGTTCCTTTTGCCTGGTGTCGGCTTTCAACAGGGAGGTGCGGATGTTCATTCTGACGGGTTTTATCAACTACCTCGCCCAGTTGCTTCGCCACATGGAAGCGGTCAAAGGCGATTTTCTCAACCGCACTGGGTAAGTGGATACGCGCTGCTCTTATATAGCCCGCGTTCATGTCCATTGAGAGCGTTTTGATAGCCAGCAACTGCCCATCAGTGAGCGTGCGAAGATAGCCGGCAAGACTCTCTGTGCCGCGATCATCCGTTAAGGCCAGCGCCCGACCATCGCGATCGGAGATCACCGTTATGTAACGATGTCCTTTTTTAAAGGCGACCTCATCCACATTCATATGACGGGCGGATAATGGCTTTTTTATCCGGGCAAGACCTCGCTTAACTGCCCGGGTCATAATGCCGTCAACCGCATTCCAACTGAGCTTAAGTTGCTTCCTGACAGCATCAACGGTGCTGATTTTCAGCCATGAGAGAACGAACGATTCGAATAGCAACGTATACCGGCTTCCGGGGCCAGCCCACGGAACAGGCAACGTCAGGCAGCCATGCTCCGGACACATAATTCGTGGAACATCGGCTTCAACAATAGTGGTGAACTGGCAGGTATCAAGATGGCGCCATTTACGATGACGGTGATCGTGAACAGAACAGGATTTACCGCAGGTCGGACAGGCTAGCCGGGTGTTTTCAGCGATCTCAATAGTGACAGTAACAGAACCGGCATTTTCATCGAGAGAAAGGGACTTTACCTGCCACGGATCGGACAGGTTGAGAATATGAGCGTAGAGGGACTTTTCGTCCATGGCGGTGACCTCTGGCGATTAAATACACCATTATCATGCCTTCAGCCACCACAACAAGGGAAGACCCATATGTATACAGTCAATGAGCGAGTGAGGGTGCGCACATGCCTCGTCAACCGGATATTCGTGCTGCTTTTGTTGCGGCCATACAGCAAAACCCGAAGGGCTATCTCTGCCTGCATACAGACAAATTTATCGCTGAACTGCAGGAGAGGCACTGGCATTTCAGCCAGGCGGATGCAAATTCACGGATCGAGCGGTACCAGCCGGACTTCGCCGATAAGACGACAAACGGAAGTGAGAATCGATACTGGATTCTGCGAAACATGGGGAGGGTTTTCTAATGGGATTTCCATCGCCAGCCATGGATTACCAGGAGCAGCGCATGACGATAGATGTTATCTGCGGTGTAGATAACAACTGCCGGGTTATTGAAACTTCATGCGGCTGGGCCGTTATTAACGTCAGTCTGAAGCCAGAAGGAGGGGATACGCTGCTGGTTAGCATGGACGGGAGAAACCAGTTCGTTAAGCTAATGGGTCGGGCACTTATAACGGAAGAGGGCGAGGCGATCGAAGGAGAGGCCTTGGATGATGTCACAGTGCTCGGCGTCCTTACGCATACACTTAACCAAGTCAAAGGTGATGAATCGCCAGCAATATAGGTGATAAGCCACCGGCTAAAGGCCGGTGGCACAACTTTTATTTCTTTTTACTCTTCGAGGTATCGATAATGTCATTTGACTGTATAGCCTCATCATCAGGATGAGAAATTAAAACGCCCTTCTCAAGGATTGGTTCCTCAGCCTGAGTAATGATATTAATCAGCTGACCAGCGGAAACATGTCCATTTTCAGTTACTTCTAGATAAGAAATCTCAAGCGGCGACTCGGTTGCAACTGCTTGAGAGAAAACTAAAAGCTCATCTGTTGAGGTAATATCAGCTGTTGTTTTAATGGTAAAGCCTTCACCATTTGATGCTCTTATTACAGAAATGCTGATGTCTTGGTTCGTTGCGCCAGAACGAGAGATTCCGCGAATGTAAAATTCGTCCTGCCTTGTATCTTTTTTCCGATCAACTGACTGACGCTGGTTATAGGTATTCAGCTGATCACGATTGATAACTTGCTCGCCAAGTTTAACCGTGGTTACTTTTGGATCTTGAGCAATGCTTTTTAAAAACTTGTTGCGTCCATCTTCACCATGGGCCAAAACTTCGCGACTGACTGTTGTCTGACCAGTTTTTAAAAGCTCGAGTGCGGACTTCTGAGACTCGAGGACAGCACTGGTTGACTCTTTTACAAGAGAGATCTGATCAGAGGATGATTGGCGTTGGGTTTCCCAGTATTCATCCGCAACTTTCCAGCCAACAGTGCCGGCGGCAATAACAATGGCAACCAAGGCACAAAGCGCCTGTCTACCATTCATTTTACCGATTGCTTCTTTGATCACTGATACTGCTCCATTAACAATTGCATCAGAATCACCATCTGCTTGGCTTGAACCTTCACTTATATGGTAAACAATATCAAGTAAATGTTTATCTGAGTTAGTAAGTTTTTGCCTGTTATGGGTGTCATGCCTGATGACGGTAAACGCCTTCTGGATCTCGTTTGTGAGTTCCGCCATTCCGAATAGCATAGATGCCGTTAAAGAAGAGCTATATCTTTTTTTGTCACCCTTAACGTTGATGCTAATCGTAGGCCAGCCCTTAAACTCTAGGTCTGGAAAACAGAATTCGTCAGAGTCCAAATCCTTGCGACCCATCATTTTAGCGATGAAAGCTTCAAATTCGCTTTCATTTGTTATTAGAAATTTTTCTGCTGTGGCGGTCAT